AAGCACCTCTTAAGGAGTGTCAATTTTCAGCATTAGTAAGCTTTTGTTACAACTTAGGACCGACCAATTTAGGCAGTTCCACACTTTTGAAAAAATTAAATGCTTTTGACTATGATGAGGTGCCTGAACAAATACTTAGATGGGATAAAGCTGGTGGTAAAAGACTAGAGGGTTTAGCTAAGAGAAGGCAGGCTGAAGCAAGAATGTATGAGGGTTTAGATTGGAAAATTGATGGTATTGTGTAAAAATAAACTAACACTTGGTTTTGTATGTTTTTATCTCCTCTAAATGTTATCAAGTGTAATGGGAAACTAGGCTTCTAGTTTCCCACCCTAATTATGGATATAAGTCAAATAAAATCCTTTGATGCTCTATCTGATGATGAGCAGAAAAGAGCATTGCTCCTTATATCCAAATGGAAAAACATTAAAAGCCAAGAAAAATGCCAAGTAGACTTTTTAGAGTTTGTTAAATATCTTTGGGATGGGGTCATTCTAGGCAGACATCATAAAATTCTTGCTGAGAAATTAAATCGTGTTGCACAAGGCAAATGTAAAAGACTTATGGTTATGTTGCCTCCAAGACACTCTAAATCTGAATTTGCATCAACCTATTTTCCTGCATGGATGATGGGTTTAAATCCAGCACTTAAAATTATTCAAGCAACTCACACCGCTGAACTTGCTGTTAGGTTTGGTAGAAGGGTAAGAAACATTATTGATAGCCAAGAATATCAACATGTTTTTCCACAGATTTCTTTATCAGCAGACAACAAATCAGCAGGTAGATGGACAACAGATGATGGTGGAGAAGCCTTCTACTCAGGTGTTGGTGGTGCTATTACTGGTAGGGGTGCTGATCTTTTAATTATAGATGACCCACATTCAGAGCAAGATGCTATGTCACCTACAGCCATGGAAAGTGCATGGGAATGGTACACCAGCGGTCCAAGACAAAGACTACAGCCGGGAGGCACCATAGTTCTAGTCATGACAAGATGGAGCAGTAAAGATTTGGCTGGTAGGCTACTCAAAAGACAAACAGAAGAAAATGCAGATCAATGGGAGGTTGTAGAGTTTCCTGCAATTATGCCTGAGTCTGATGAGCCACTTTGGGGTGAGTTTTGGAAGAAAGAAGAGCTACTAAGTGTGAAGGCATCTTTGCCTGTAGCAAAATGGAATGCTCAGTGGATGCAGAACCCAACAGCAGAAAGTGGCAGTATTGTCAAAAGAGAGTGGTGGCAGAAGTGGGAGCTTGATGATATTCCTGCATGTCACACTGTTATTCAATCCTATGACACAGCCTTTTCTAAAAAAGAAACAGCAGACTACAGTGCCATAACAACATGGGGTATTTTTGACCCTGAAGATGGTACAGAGCAAGCCATAATACTTTTGGATGCCAACAGATACAGAGTTGACTTTCCTGAGCTTAAAAAAATTGCACTAGAAGAATATAAATACTGGGAGCCTGACATAGTGCTAATTGAGGCAAAAGCATCAGGTACACCACTTACTCATGAGCTTAGAAGAATGGGCATACCTGTACAATCTTACTCACCTAGTAGAGGTCAAGACAAGATAGCTAGGATGAACAGTGTGTCACCCATGTTTGAAAGTGGTATGATATGGGCAACTGATGATCAATTTGCAGATGAGGTCATTGAAGAAATGGCATCTTTTCCATTTGGTGAGCATGATGATTTTTGTGATAGTTCCACCATGGCTTTAATGAGAGTTAGACAAGGAGGCTTTATCCAACTAAAATCTGATTATGAAGATGAGGTTACATTTGATAGAGGGCAACTAGCTTATTATTGATGAAAATATATATAACTAAATTTTTACATGATGACAAAGAATACAGCGGTCCAAACATCTATGCTGAATCAGTAGAAGATGCATCAATCATAGCAGAAGGAGAAGGCTATGAACTTGTAGGTGAGTTGACAGACATTATTGCTTTGCACATGGAAGAGGAAAAAAGAACAATACACTAATATGGTTACAGAAAATAAATTAGGCACAGAAAATAATCCTGACATTGTAGATCAATCAAAATCTATAGACATACCACAAGACACACCAACCTTTGATGAACAATTATTAGACTCACTTGAAGTCACCATCACTGATAATGAAATTATATTGGATGAAGCTCAAACCATGGAAGAAGAGCTTGCATTCGATAGCAACCTAGCAGATTACCTTGATGATAATACTCTTGGACTATTATCAAACAAACTTATGGGTGACATAAACTCAGACAAAGAATCAAGAAAAGAGTGGGAGAAAACCTACACAGATGGCTTGAAATATCTTGGCATGAGGTTTGATGAGCAAAGAAGTCAACCATTTGAAGGTAGCTCAGGTGTTATTCACCCAATACTAGCTGAATCAGTAACCCAGTTTCAAGCACAAGCTTACAAAGAATTACTGCCAGCACAAGGACCGGTCAAGACACAAATAGTAGGACAAAGAACAGCCAATGTAGAAATGCAGGCTGAAAGAGTGGCAGAGTTTATGAATTACTACATCATGAACAAGATGCCTGAATATGACCCTGAATTAGATCAGCTATTGTTCTATCTACCCTTATCAGGCAGTGCTTTTAAAAAAGTTTATTATGATGAAGCACTAAAAAGACCTGTATCAAAATTTGTGCCTGCTGAGGATTTACTGGTGCCTTATGAAAGCACAGACCTACTATCAGCAGAAAGAGTCACCCACATGGTCAACATGTCTAGCAATGAAATAAGAAAATTGCAAATAGCTGGATTCTATAAAGATGTTGATTTGTTAGATGATGATGTAAACATCACTGATGATGTCACAGATGAAATCAATAAAATTCAAGGCATAGAGCCTAATTATGGTGATAGTGCTGATAGAAGAATATTTGAAATACACACCATAGCTGACATAGAAGGCTTTGAGGATGTAGATGAAAACAATGAGCCAACAGGTCTTAAGTTGCCTTACATCATTACCATTGACGAATCATCAAGAAAAATATTGTCTATTAGAAGAAACTATCTGCCTGATGACCCAATAAAAAACAAGATTAATTACTTTGTACAGTATAAGTTTTTACCGGGTCTTGGTTTCTATGGACTAGGCTTATCACACATGATTGGTGGATTATCCAAAGCATCCACATCAATCCTAAGACAATTAATTGATGCAGGTACTTTAAGCAACCTACCAGCAGGATTTAAAGCTAGAGGCATTAGAATTAGAGATGAGGCTTCACCATTACAACCGGGTGAGTTTAGAGACATAGATGCACCGGGTGGTGCCTTAAGAGATGCTCTCATGCCATTACCTTACAAAGAACCAAGCAATGTACTATTCAACCTGCTTGGCTTGTTAGTACAAAGTGGACAACGATTTGCAAGTATAGCGGACATGAACATAGGTGATGCTAATGCATCTATGCCTGTTGGCACAACCATAGCCTTGTTAGAAAAAGGCACCAAGGTAATGAGTGCCATACACAAAAGATTACATTATTCACAAAAAAGTGAGTTTAAAATTTTGGTTAAAGTTTTTGCAGACTTCTTGCCACCATCATATCCATATGAAACAGGCAGTGGTTCTAAAGAAATAAAGGTAGAGGATTTTAGTGAAGCAGTAGATGTCATACCTGTTTCTGACCCAAATATATTCTCAATGAGCCAAAGAGTTGTTATGGCTCAAGAGTTATTGACCATGGTTCAATCAAATCCTGAAATACATGGTGCAGGTGGTATATATGAAGCCTACAGAAGGATGTATTCAGCATTGGGTGTAGATAACATTGATTCTTTGCTACAGCCACCATCAGATAACAGACCCATGCCTACTGATGCAGGTATAGAAAATTCAGGACTATTACAGGGCATTCCTGCAACTGCTTTTCCTGAACAAAACCATGAAGCTCATATAGAGGCACACAAGTCACTATTTTTAACACAGGCTGTGCAAACCAATCCACAATTACAATCTTTAATCATTGCTCATGTCATGCAACATTTACAATTCTTGGCTAACAAACTTGCACAAGAGCAGATGCCACCTGAGTTAATTCAGCAAATAGAACAGCTTAGTGTTGAGTCAGCACAGCTAGAACCTGAGCAACAACAAGCTGTAAGCATGCAGATACAGACAATTATTGAATCTTTTGCATCACCTATATTGGCTGAACTATCTAATAACTTCCTCATGTCAGTGCAACCACCAGCACAGCAAGACCCATTGGTTGCAATCAGACAACAAGAGCTTGGTCTAAGAGACAAAGAAATAAACATGAAAGATGAGCAATTCAGAGCAAAAGAACAGCAAGATGCTATGAAGGAATCAGCAGAAATACAGATTGCTCAACAAAAGGCAGATCAACAAGCATCAGTGCAGGCTGAAAAGAATGACATTGCAAAACAAAGACTTCAGCAACAAACTGAGCTAAAATTAATTGATTTACAACAGAGGATGAATAAATAATGACAAGTTCTATAAATGAGAAAATTAAACAACAAATAAAAGAGAAGAAGGTAAAAGAAAAATTATCTTCTGAGGTTGTTGAAAATGTTATGGACTCAGAGCCAAAGCCTGAGCCTGTAGTAGAAGCAAAGCCTAAAGCAAAAGCTAAGGCAAAAGCTAAAGCCAAGCCAAAGGCAAAGGCAAAAGCAAAGCCTAAAACAAAAGCTAAGGCAAAAAAAACTGGAGGTAAAAAGTGACAGCTAAAACACAAATAACCATAAAAGGTCAAGGCAAAATACCACTTAGTCAACCAAAAAAAATTAAAGTTGACACATCACACAAGCCGGGCAACAGTGCTGGTGAGTCAAGAGGTAAAGGAGCCGCACTAAGAGGCAACAAGTTTAAAGGCATATTTTAAACATCAATGGATTTTTATGATCATGTCTCTTCTTTAAGGAGAGCAATCCAAGATAAAGAACAGCAGATTCTTGATGTTCTTACTTCAGGTGGTGTATCTGACATGCAAAAATATAACTTTTTAATGGGAGAACTCTCTGCATTAAATTATATTCGTGATAAGATAAAAGAACACTTACAAGGAGAGGAAGATTTATAAAATGACAAAAGAAGCCAAACAAGAAGAATCAAGTATTAATTTAGATAATGCCTTTGTTAAAGAGGATGATAGGGTATTAGACCCAACTCTTATTGACAAAAGCATACTAGAGCGTATGCCTCAGCCAACTGGATGGAGAATGTTAGTTCTGCCATACAAAGGTAAAGGCATGACAGAAGGTGGAATCCAATTAGTAAAGGAAACTATCGAAAGAGAGAGTCTAGCAACTGTAGTTGCTTATGTGGTTGCCATGGGACCGGACTGTTATAAAGACCCAAAAAGGTTTGAAAAGCCTTGGTGTCATGAAAAACAGTGGGTGCTTGTTGGCAGGTATGCAGGAGCTAGGTTTAAATTAGGAGATGAGAGTGAGGTCAGAATCATCAATGATGATGAAGTCATTGCAACCATCTTAAACCCTGATGACATCATATCAGTATAAGAGGATATAGACATGGAAAATCAAGTAGATGAAATTCAGGTTCAACTAGAAGAAGCTAACAATGATGCTGTTGAAGAGACAGTTGCATTAGATGAGGCAGAATCTACAGGAGTCAACTCAGGTGACTCTGATGATGAACTGGATAGATATACAAGAGGAGTAAGCAAAAGAATTAATAAGCTTACTGCAAAGTATAAAGCCGCTGAAGATAGAGCGGTACAAGCTGAAACTCGTTTTGCTCAAATGCAAAATGAAGTTAATGCTCTTAGAAAAAAGCAAGCTGTTTTAGATGAGAGTTACACCAGTGAGTATGAAAATAGAGTGAAATCACAAAAAGAACAAGCTGAGGAACTCTATAGAAAAGCTAAAGAAACCAATGACCCTGATCTTGAAGTAAAAAGTGTAGAGCTTTTGAACAAGGTTGCATTAGAAGAGGAAAGGGTGAGATTAGCAAAAGTACAATCTGAGCAAAATAGAGTTGTACAAGAGACTCAACAAAATGTAGTCCAAACTCCACAACCAGTGTATGATGAACCTAAGCCTGATGAAAAAGCAGTAGCTTGGGCTGAACAAAACTCATGGTTCCAAAAGGACAGAGTAAAAACATATACTGCAATGGGTATTCATGAAGATTTAACCAATGAAGGTTATGATGGTACTGAAGATGAATACTATCAAGAAATGGACAAAAGATTGCAAAAGGTTTATCCTGATTTAAGATCAGATGCTAATAAAGATGCAAACCCATCTGTGCAAAGGGTAGCATCTGCTTCCAATGGAAGTAGGCAACAAGCACAAGGCAAGAGAACAGGTATTAAGATTTCATCTGACCACCTCTCTGTGAAAAATAATATTAAGCCAAGAGGCATGTCTCAAACAGACTGGCTCAAAAGAATTGGTAAAGAAATTGTTAAAATTGAAGGGAGAACATAATGGATTTAGATAAAGTAGAACAAAATACTCGTTCATCTCGTGAAGAAGAGCAACACGATAAAAGTGCTAGAAGAAAACCATGGCAACCTGCAAGAATGTTAGAGACACCTCCTGCACCTGAAGGCTATCAGTATAGATGGATAAGGTCAGAATATGTTGGTGTTGAAGATAGGAACAATGTTTCTGCTAGGATGAGAGAAGGTTGGGAGTTCGTCAAACAAGAAGAAATCCCTGACTTCCCTTTACCCACAATAGAACATGGGAAACATGCAGGTGTTATAAGTGTAGGTGGACTGATATTAGCTAAAATACCAGTAGAAACTGTTGCTGAAAGATCAGATTATTACAAGAACAGAAACATTCAACAGAATGATGCTCTTGACAATAATATGTTTAATGAGCTTGATGGTAACAATAGATATGTTAAATATTCTAGTGATAGACAGTCTAAAGTTAATTTTGGAAAAAAAAGGTAGGATATAATTATGGCAAATAAAGATGCCTCTTTTGGTCTGAAACCAGCAAGAATGATGGGAGGCGCACCTTACTCAGGTGGGCAGTCTCGTTACAGAATTGCCGCTAACTATGGTACAAGCATTTTTCAAGGTGATTTGGTAAAACAAGTTACTGGAGGAGGTGTTGAAAGAGCCGCTGCTTCTTCAACTGTGCCTGTAGTTGGTGTCTTTAATGGATGCATGTATACAGACCCAACCACATCAGAACAGATATTTAGCAATTTTTACCCTGCAAGCACTAATGCTTCAGACATAATTGCATTTATAGTTGATGATCCTAATGTGGTTTTTGAAGTACAGTCTGATGACACTTTCCCAGTGGCAGACCTGTTTGGTAATTTCGATATAATCGATACTAACTCAGGAAGCACTACTACAGGGATTTCAGGTGTTGAACTGGACTTATCAACAGGTGCAACCACTACAACATTACCTCTAAAGGCTATTGATATTTCTCAAGACCCTGATAACAGTGATGTAAGTACCTCTAATACTAATGTAATGGTTGTTATTCAAAATCACATAGCTGGCGTTAAAGGCGCTGGTCTAGCATAAGGTAGGTAAACAATGGCAATAAGTAGAGCGCAACTAGCAAAAGAGCTAGAACCCGGACTAAATGCACTGTTTGGAATGGAATATGATGAATACTCAGGAGAGTACGAAGAACTATTCTCAATCGAGGACTCAGATAGAGCCTTTGAAGAAGAAGTATTGATCGTAGGATTTGGTGCCGCACCAACTAAAGAAGAAGGTGCTGGAGTAAGTTTTGATAATGCAGGTGAAGGTTACACTGCTCGTTATACACACGAGACAATAGCCTTAGCTTTTGCATTAACAGAAGAAGCTATTGAGGATAACCTATATTCACAGCTTGGCTCTCGTTATACGAAAGCTTTAGCTAGAAGTATGCAACACACCAAAGAAGTAAAAGGTGCAAATGTGTTAAACAATGCATTTGATACCAACTTTGCTATTGGTGATGGGCAACCTCTCATTTCTACAGCACACCCTTTAACAGGTGGTGGAACTGCAAGAAATAGGGCAACCACTATGGCTGATTTGAATGAAACTTCTTTAGAAGATAACATCATTGATATTTCAACATTTGTTGATGACAAGAATCTAACTATTGCAGTTAGACCTGATAAACTGATTGTTCCACCACAATTAACATTTGTGGCTGATAGACTGCTCAACACACCGGGCAGAGTTGGTACTTCAGACAATGACATCAACTCAATTAGAAATCAATCTTCTATACCAAATGGTTTCTCAGTTAATCATTATCTCAATGACCCTGATGCATATTACATCTTGACATCTGTGAATAGTGATGGTGAAGGACTCAAAATGTTTGAGAGATCACCAATGGAGACAACCATGGAACCTGAGTTTTCAACAGGTAACATTAGGTACAGAGCAAGAGAAAGATATTCTTTTGGTGTTTCAAATTGGAGAGGAGTGTTTGGTTCCCAAGGAGCTTAATATTCTCAACCATAAAAAAGGGGAGCTTTTGCTCCCCTTTCTTTTTCTGATATACTAATTTAAAACCAAGATAACTTGTTGTTTCAACTGACTTGGCAGACTTACTCCAAAGATGAAACAGCTACATTTAGTTAGGAGAACATTATGGCTAAATCAACATTTTCAGGTCCGGTCAAATCAATGGCAGGATTTATCACAGCAGGGGTTAATAGCTCTGTTTCTTTAACAGCAGATACAACTTTAACTGTAGATGCACATGCAGGAAAAATCTTGTTGTGTAATGATGCAGATGGTAAATTCACTTTGCCTTCTATTTCTTCAACCACACCAAGTGACCCTACAGACCCAAATCAAGCTAACAACATTGGTGCTTCATTCTTTTTCTATATTGAAACACTAGCTTCTGATCTTGACATTTTGACTGATGGCACAGATAAGTTTAAAGGTGCAGTAATCATTGGTATTGATGACAGCACTAAGAAAGCTTTTGTTCCAGCGGCATCAAATGATGTTATAACTTTGAATGGTACAACTAAGGGTGGTATTGTTGGTAGTGTTATTCAAGTAACAGCTATTGATACAGCTACTTATCTTGTACACAATTCATTATTAATTGGTTCAGGAACTATAGTTACACCATTTGCTGACGCTTAATAGGAGCTAATTATGGCAGATGCAGTAACTTCAACAACTATAGTAGATAGTGAAAGACTGGCTGTGCTTCAATTTACTAACACATCAGATGGTACTGGTGAATCAGCAGTAACCAAGGTTGATGTTAGTGCCTTAAATCCAAGTAGCAATGGGCAAACATGTACAGGTGTACATCTTGCAAAAATTTGTTACTCAACTTTTGGCATGAGTATTAAGCTTTTATGGGATGCTGACACTGACACTATTTGTTGGGATTTAAATTCTAACTATGCAGATTCAGAAGATTTTTCTGAATTTGGTGGATTGGTAAATACAGCAGGTACAGGCAAGACAGGTGATATCAAGCTAACTACAGCAGATCACTCTAGTGGTGACTCTTATGTAATTGTGCTGACACTTATCAAAAGCTATGGTTGATATTTTTTGTAGCAATGTTTCGACATTGCTACATTTTTGAATATGGCTAAAGAAAGAAAACAAAAGCCAATACCAAAAACAACTAAAGGTAAGGGTGCAAATTATCGCCCTACCAAAAAGGGTGCTGGTATGACAAAGGCTGGTGTTAAAGCTCACAGAAGAAAAAACCCCGGCTCTAAGTTAAAAACAGCAGTAACTAAAAAGAAAAATCTGACAAAATCAGAAAAGGCAAGAAGAAAGTCTTATTGTGCTAGAAGCAAAGGTCAGATGAAGAAATTTCCGAAAGCGGCTAAGAATCCCAACTCAAGATTAAGGCAGGCTAGAAGAAGATGGAGATGCTAAATGGCAATACCTAAAAATGTAAAAAATCCAAGTCTATACAGCAAAGCTAAAGCAAAGGCTAGAGCTAAGTTTGATGTCTACCCTAGTGCATATGCAAATGCATACATGGTTAAGGAATATAAAAAAATGGGTGGGCAATATAAAAACAAAGGTGGAATTATGGAAAAAAGTTTGAAGCCAATACCAGCAGACAATAAAGGTTTGCCAAACCTACCCTCTAAGGTTAGAAACAAAATGGGGTATATGAAAAATGGTGGCTCTGTTAAGTCTTTTATTGCAAGAGGCTGTGGTGCTATTGACCCATCAAGAAGAAAGAAAACCAAAATGCGAATGTCATAATGGCTAAGGGTGGTGGACTAAGAAGTTGGTTCAAAGAAGATTGGGTAGATATTGGCTCACCTAAAAAGGGTGGTGGTTTTAAGAAGTGTGGCAGATCAAAAACCAAAGGCTCAAAAAGAAAATATCCTAAGTGTGTGCCTAAAGCTACAGCCAATAGGATGACTAAATCACAAATTAAATCTGCTGTGCAAAGAAAAAGGTCAAAGAAACAAGGTGTTGGTGGCAAGCCTACCAATGTAAAAACCTTTACTTCAAGAAAAAGAAAGAAGTAATGCTGACACAAGATCAACTACAATCTGAAATAAGAGCTTGGTCAAGTGAAGCTTTAGAGACAAAACAAGATAATGGTCATGCAACATGTCCATATGCAAAAAACACTTGGAACAAACAAAAAGTAAAGATACTTAAATCAAAAGATATTTATTGGGAAGATTTGTTTAAGTGTGCTTTAGATTTTCCAAAAGATTATGATGTAGTCATATATTGTGATTTCAATGTTGATTTACCTGTAGAAGTATTTGATGACAGGCTTAACCTATTCAATACTTTGTTTAGCAAGAATAATCTTTGGCTAATGGGTTTTCACCAAGATCACACTGCTAAAAGCATTGTAGAAGAAGATGATTTTGAGCCAATGTATGAGGATGCTTATAATATGGTCTTTATGCAGGGTTTAAAAGAATTAAACAATGCTTCACAAAATTTAGCTGACTTGGGTTATTATAGTAATTGGACAAAAGAGGAGTATGATAATATTTTAACAAGATGGAGTATTCAAAATGAAGAAAAATAAATCAGGAATAAAAAAGAACATTGCTGGTGGCTCTAACATGAGAAGAGCTAGACAAGGTGCTGTTGTGCCTATGATGAAAGGTGGTGTTGTTAAATTAGCTGGTGGTGGCATGGGCAAATCAGGAGTCAAGAAAATGGCTGGTGGTGGTAAATCAGGTGTCAAAAAAATGGCTAAGGGTAAAAAATCAGGAGTCAAAAAAATGGGTAGGGGTGGCAAACTCAAAAAATAATTTATGGCTACATCAGATTCAAAAAACTTTGAGTTAGATGTTGTTGAGTATATTGAGGAAGCATTTGAAAGATGTGGACTTGAGCTTAGAACTGCATATGACTTAAAGACTGCAAAAAGGTCTCTTAATCTTTTATTAGCTGAATGGTCTAATAGAGGTTTAAACCAATGGACTATTGCTAATAGTACAGCCTCAATGGTGGATGGTACAGCAACATACAACATTGATGATACAAACACTACTGCACCAATAGATGTTTTAGATGTGTTTATAAGAGAGACCACAGGAAGCACAAACTCTGATATACAAATGACAAGGCTTTCAAGAAGTGAGTATTCTGCTATACCTGATAAAGGCACCAAAGCAAAGCCAATGCAGTTTTTTGTTGATAAGGCATTGACACCAACTATTACTGTTTATCCAACACCTGACAAAAGTTCAACATACACAATTCACATGAATGTCCTTACAAGGATGGATGATGCTGATTCTTGTTATGACACACTTGAAATACCATTTAGATTTTACCCTTGTTTAGCCGCTGGCTTGGCTTACTACATATCAATTAAGAAAAGTCCTGATAGAACAAGCTTTCTAAAGCAACTTTATGATGAAGAATTTTTGAGAGCAATGTCACAAGATGAGGATAGAGCATCAGTGAGAATAACTCCTGATGTATCATCATATAACTTCTCGTAATGGCTTTTGCCTCCAATAAAAATCCTTATGCCATATGTGATAGGTGTGGCTTTAGATATTTTTTAAAAGAGCTTAGAAAAGAATGGAATGGTTTAAAAACTTGTCCTGAGTGTTATGAGCCTAAACACCCACAGCTTGAACCAAGAACTAATGTCATAGACCCACAGGCAGTAAGAGAGCCAAGACCTGATAACTCAGTAATACCCACAGATTTTATAGTTAGAACAAATGTTGGTTTAGGTATTGTTGGCTCTGTTTTGACCACACCAACTGAGATCACATCAGGCTTAGGAACAATAACAATAAGTGGAGCTACAGGCACAACACCTTCACCATCACCATCTCCAACACCTTCACCTACACCAGCACCCACTCCATCACCTTCTATTACTACATATACTGTAACTGTGGCTAATTATTATGGAGCAAATTATTATTATATTGATGGCTCAAGAGCGGCTACACTATCTTTCACTGAGGGCAATACTTACAAATTTGATCAATCAGATAGCACAAACAACAATCATCCATTAAGATTTTCAACCACATCAAATGGCTCTCATGCAGGTGGCTCAGAGTACACAACTGGTGTAACAACCAATGGCACACCGGGTTCAGCAGGTGCATATACACAGATCGAGGTTGCAAGTGGAGCGCCAACTCTTTATTATTATTGTACAAATCATTCAGGTATGGGTGGTACCATTAACACTAATTAGTGTTATAATTAACTTATGAGCTTAACACTAGCAACACTCAAATCAACTGTTCAAAATTATTTAGAAACTGATGAGGCTACATTTGTAACCAATTTGAATACTTTTATTCAAAATGCTGAAGATAGAATACTTAAAAGTGTACAACTTCCAAATCAAAGAAAAAATGTAGATGGCTTGTTTACATCAAGTTCAAGGTTTTTAACCACACCCACAGATTTCTTAGCTCCATTTAGTTTGGCTATTATTGACTCTAATAATTATTACTATTTAGATTTCAAACATAATTCATTCATTAAAGAATTTTCTCCATCAACCAACTTCAAAGGCAGACCAAGGTTTTATGCAATTTTTGATGATAATACCTTTGAGGTTTCACCAATGCCTGATCAAAACTACACAGCAGAATTACATTATCTCGCCAAGCCTCCATCTTTAACCACACAAGGAGATGCAGGTACAACATGGCTTTCAACAAATGCAGAAGAAACATTGTTATATGGCACCCTCATAGAAGGTGCAATATATTTAAAGTTACCTGCTGATGACATAGCACAATATGAAATCAGATTTAAAGAAAGCCTAGCTAGACTTAAAAATCTAGGTGAAGGCAGAGACACAAGAGATGAAATGCGATATGACTCTCTTAGAATTAATGTAAGTTGAATAAAAAAGATACAAAAGATAAGCCAATTAAAAAGCTTGAAGGCAAGACTGTAGCTATTGTTGGCTTAGGCAAAAGCTGGTTTGAGTATAATTTAGCCGCATCACATGGAGATCACTTTGATGAAGTGTGGGGTATCAATGCTGTAGGCTCTGTTATATACCATGATAGAACCTTTATGCTTGACCCACCTTCAAGGTTTTTAGACAGTGATGATGCTGGTGGTCAAACACATGGCATGGTTAAAATGCTTAAAACTGGTGATAAGCCTATCTATACTTGTGAGCTTGATAAAAGATGCAAGAATCTAAAGCTTTATCCTATTAAGCAGGTTGTACAAGACTTGCAATGCTCATACCTCAATAACACTGTTGCATATGCTTTGGCTTTTGCACTGTGGAATAAAGTAGGTGCAATAAGAATTTATGGTGTGGATTTTACTTATAGAGGTAACCTACACTTTGCAGAATCAGGTAGAGCATGTGTTGAGTTTTGGTTGGCTAAGTGTATGTTTGCAGGCATAGAGGTAGGCATAGCACAAACATCTACATTGCTTGATACCTGTGTGCCACTCAGTGAAAAGCTTTATGGCTATCATAGATTAAGTGACCCCATGCTTCCTTTGGTTATGAATGATGAACTTATTGTCAGAAAGAATAGTGAATTGACCTACAATGAAAAAGAAGTAGAGCCTATGTTGATAGGTAGACATGATGACAAAACAAGTCCAGTAGAGCCAAAGGAGTGGTAAATGCTTGAGGATTTTGGTGCATCAAACCTTGGTTTAATATCTGTCAAGACAGAAACAAACAAGGGTCATGACCCTGAATGGTGGGCAGAACAACTAACCAATAGAATCTGTGGCATATCAGAAAATGCCGCTCCACATGTGAGGCAACAAGCTGAGGCATACAAACTAGCAATTTACAATACAATACTTTATTATATTAAACAGGCTATCAATAGTGAGAGATGTACTATTCAAAACTTGCTTATTAGCCAAGGACACGAGGATTTAGCAAAGATTTTTAAGGAGTTAAAATAAAATGGCAATATCATCAACATTAACAACAAGTTTCAAAAAGGAACTGTTGACTGCTACTCATAATTTTGCAACTAATGGTAATGCTTTCAAACTTGCACTTTACACAAGTTCAGCAACACTTGGAGCTACCACAACTGCATTTACAACAACTGGTCAATCAAGTGGTACTAATTACACATCAGGTGGTTCTGCCCTTACTAAGGTAGCACCCACAAGCTCAGGAACCACAGGGTTCACTGATTTTGCAAATTTAACTTTTAGTACAGCTACAGTGACAGCTAGAGGATGTATGATCTATAACGATACTAATGGCGATAAGTCAGTAGCAACCATAGATTTTGGTGGAGACAAAACATCAACAGCAGGAGACTTTACTATAGTCTTTCCAGCCGCAGCCGCCTCTACAGCTATCATTCGTATTGCCTAGTATGAAATGCCTTTTGCAAAGTTTCAATTTAAGGCAGGGATAGATAGAGAGGGTACAAGCTACACCAATGCTGGTGGATGGTTTGATGGCTCTCTTGTTAGATTTCGCAAAGGCTTTGTAGAAAAGATAGGTGGTTGGGCAAAAAATACCACTAACACTTTTCTAGGCACAAGCAGAAAGCTTTTTGGCTGGGTTGCATTAGAAGGCACTAGGTATCTATTCTTAGGTACTCATTTAAAAACTTATGTAAAGGAGGGTGACAATTTAAATGATGTTACACCCATTAGGCTTACCACATCAGCAGGTGATGTAACCTTTTCAGCAACTAATGGTGATGCTACTATCACTGTTGCTGATACCAGTCATGGTGCAGTACAAAATGATTTTGTAACCTTTTCAGGAGCATCATCTTTAGGTGGCAATATTAACTCAAATGTTCTTAATCAAGAATATCAAATAGCAACCATTGTCAATGCAAACTCTTACACAGTTGAAGCAAAGAATACCAGTGGAGTTACAGTTACAGCCAATGCCTCTGACTCAGGTAATGGTGGCTCATCTGTGGTTGGCACCTATCAAATAAATACTGGCTTAGATAACTTTGTGCAATCTACAGGTTGGAGTGTTGGTGCTTGGAATACTGGTTCCTTTGGCTCTAGCACAAGTCTATCTGAAACCAACCAGTTAAGGCTTTGGTCAGCAGATAACTTTGGTGAAAATTTATTATTTAATAATAGGGGTGGTAGTATCTATATTTGGGAAGAGTCAGATGGTGTAACCACAAGAGGCAAAAACATTACTGCCTTATCAGGTGCCAATCTATCACCCACAAGAGGTTTACAGGTTATAGTCTCAGATACAGATAGACATGTCTTTGTCTTGGGTGCTGACCCACTTAATGCAGGTGGTACAGCTAGAACTGGTACCATTGACCCTATGTTTATAGCTTTCTCTGATCAAGAGAGTGCTACAGAATGGGAACCAAAAACAACCAATACAGCAGGTTCAGTTAGATTATCAGCAGGCAGTGAGATCATAGGTGGCATAAGAGCTAGACAAGAAACCTTGGTGTGGACTGATTCTGCCTTATATAACATTTCTTTTGTTGGACCGCCCCTTACTTTTTCTGTGAACTTAATCAATCAAGGTGTAGGTCTAATTAGTCCAAATGGCTGTATCAACTCTCCTAGTGGAGTCTTTTGGATGAGTGATGATGGTTTCTATGCTTACACTGGTTCAGTAAAAAGGCTGTCATGTAGTGTCTTAAGTTATGTGCTAGATAATCTTGATATGAGCCAAAGGTTTAAAGTCTTTGGTTTGCTCAATAAAGAATTTAATGAAGTGTGGTGGTTCTATCCATCAACACAAGATAGCACTGGTGAAATATCTAGGTATGTAATTTACAACTACTTAGAAGATAGCTGGTCTATAGGTCAATTAGTAAGAACCTCTTGGGTAGACCAAGATGTGTTTGATAAGCCTTTAGCTACAGCAAGCAATACTTTATTCAACCAAGAAAGTGGGCAAGACAATGATGGTTCACCCATGGATGATGTGTTTGTAGAAAGCTCTGACTTTGATTTACAGGATGGCAATGACTTTGTGTTTGTAAGAAGAGTCATACCTGATATTAAGTTTGCAGGCACTAACACAGACTCAGGCATACCACAAATAAACATGGTTTTGAAAACTAGAAATGAGCCTGCTGAAACATTGGTCACAAGATTTACCAAAGATGTCTCCAATAACACAGATCAGTTGCATGTTAGAGCTAGAGGCAGACAGGCTGTATTGAGACTGCAAAGTGATGATGATGCAGACACATCCAATAGATTAGGTGTGCAATGGAGATTAGGATATACTAGAATGGACATACAACCTGATGGTAAGAGGTAATGGCAACACTGTTGCCAACAAGATTACCACTGGCAGAGGAGGAAGTCTCTACAGAAACCTTTAATAGATTAGTTAGGGTCTTAGAGATAAACTTAGGGAGGTTCGACCCAAATCGAACACCCCAGTTCACTGATTCCGAAATAAGTGAACTTAATTTTGTTGCAGGTGATATTATCTTCAACTTAACAAGGGAGATACACCAAGCATTTGATGGGGTAGAGTTTCGAGACTTATATAGCCACAGGACATACCCAAGTGGTGTTAGTGGCACAGGAGCAGTAGGCTCAGTAACAGTTACAATAGGTTAGATATGGCAACATTAGAAGAAAGATTAATAAACCTCACAAAAGATATAAATCCCATAGGTTCAGGTGTAATGTCTGATCAGGATGTGGAAAGGATGGCTAATCCTGAGATGAATACAACCATGATGAATAAGATGCTTTTGAGTGGCATGCAAGATGAAGCCATGCCAATGAGTGATGTAGATACCAGTGTGTTTCAGCCATTGGTAGATTTAGGCTTTGAGCAAGAAGTAAGAACAATTTTAACAAACCCCATGAACTCAGAACCATCAGTTGAGGCACAGCAAAAAATTATACAAGAGTTAGGAACTGG